ATGACAGACTCTAGTTCCCGTAGAACAGGTAGAAAAGTTAGGTAATCCTATGGCTACAACTAAAGATGTAGAACGTCTACCTAGTGGTGGACTAAAGTACCGGGGTGAAACTTATCCGGGGTACAACAAACCTAAGCGTACTCCGGGTGCAGCTAAGAAGAGTGCTGTACTAGCTAAGAAGGGTAGTGAGGTTAAGGTAGTTCGTTTTGGTGACCCTAAGATGAGTATCAAGAAAGACCAGCCTGATCGTCGTAAGAGCTTTAGAGCTAGACATAACTGCGATACTGCAACAGATAAATTTAGTGCAAGATACTGGTCTTGTAAGGCGTGGTAGCTATGACTGATCTTAAACTTCCTGTTGCCTTAGTTGTAGCTATGGCTGTACAACTTGCAGCTGCTGTGTGGTGGGTATCTAAACAGGCCCACACTATTGAGGTACTACAGCAAGACGTTGTAGATATGAAGACTTATATGAACTCTATGGATCTTGACCTAGAGGCTCTGATAGAGTTTGCTACCTTTACTGAGAATAGGTGGGCTGAAGAGTACAGTAATGATATGACTTATGAAAGAGTGTTTGGCACTAAGGAGCCTACAGTAGAATGACTCTTATTTCTCACTTTCCTCTACCTAGTTTTCCTTTTCAGACTCACGATAATATAGTCTTTGAGAAAGCTGATAAGGACAGATCTAGTAGAAATAATGAAGAGTTTAAGCCAGAACAGCCTAACAAGGTGACTCCTGACACACCTGTAGAGGATCTTAAGATAGTGAATCAGATGTATGCATACAACCCTGATCCTAATAAGTTACGTAAACCCGATGGACAAATAGTAGATTTTGTAGTGGCATAATATGAGTAAATCACCTACACCAACAAATAAGAAGTTGTATGCCTCAGTTAAGGCCGCAGCTAAGAAGAAATTTAAAGTCTGGCCCAGCGCTTACGCTAGTGCTTGGCTTACTAAAGAGTATAAGCGCAGGGGTGGTAAGTACTCTGGTAGCAAATCTAATAAGGTAGCTTGATATGGCTAAGGGTGGACTAGGACAGTGGTTCGGTGAAGAGTGGACTGATATTAAGACTGGTAAACCTTGTGGTCGTTCCTCTGGTGAAAAGCGGGGTTATCCTGCCTGTAGACCTAAAGCGGTAGCTAGTAGAATAAGTAAGAAAGAGGCAGCTAAGAAGACTGGCCCCAAGAAAGTTAAGTGGTCAGTGACTGCATCAGGTAAGAAGAGGAATGCGTAATGGCAAAGAAGATGTGTCCAAAATGTAAAGGCAAGGGTTGCTCTCATTGTGGGGGTACAGGTTATCATAAAGTAGGAATGGCAAAAGGTGGTGATATGGGTAAGAAAATGAATGCTGGAATGGCAGCGCTTAAGAAAGAGGCTCCTGCAGTAGCTAAGAAGATGGGCTATATGGGTGGCGGTATGGCTAAGAAAAAGATGGGCTATGCTCACGGTGGTCTAGCCTGTGGTGCATCTAATAAGCCTTCTCAAGCAGGTACAAAAAAAGTTAAGACCAGCTAATGTCTTTCGTAAATCAAGGTAAACCAGCACGTATTAAGTCTGTTTATGGGCATAATACAGGTACAACTGCAGAGACTGTCTACACTTGTCCTGCTAATTGTGTAGCTGAGATTACCTTTATACACGTAGTTAATGGTGGTGGTTCTACTAATACTATTGAGGTAGAGTGGTATGTATCGGCTGATACTTACACATCTCATTTTCTTAAGGGTAAGTCTATTAACGCTGGGGATTATGTAAGCTTTAATGAAATAGACTTGGTGATACAGTCGGGTGATGAGATTAGGGTTACTCCTAGTGGATCTGGACATATAGATACAATACTTACAGTAACAGAAACCTTTGTGCCTATAGGGTAACGGGTATGCACATTTTATATCTACTATAGCGCTAGAAATTATGTATAACTATCTCCGCACGTAATAAAAGGAGATAGTGCAATGTTTAAGAATTTACTAACACGTATTCAGAATCATCAGCAGCGTAGAGCAGACTACTGGGTTCTAAAGAATATGTCTAATAAAGAACTACACGATATAGGTATATCAAGAGGAGAGATATATAATCGTGTATACGGCAACGAACAGTGAGGTTAAGTAAGGAGTTACCCCTTATACTAAGTTTAACTGTTATAGCTGGTGTGTCCTCTGGGGATACAGATAGACAAACAGGTAGTGGACTTATAAGAGGGGGTTGCTACAGTGATAGATCCTATAACGGCTATCGGTCTGGCAACAACTGCATTTAATACTCTTAAGAAGGGTATTGCAGTTGGGAAAGACTTACAAGATATGGGTAGCCAGCTAACACAGTGGGCTGGTGCTATAAGTGACTTAGATTTCGCTGAAAGACAGAACGCTAAACCACCTTGGTATAAAACCCTTGGTGGTGGCGTTCAAGCAGAAGCAATGGAGATATTCGCAGCTAAGAAGAAAGCTGAGTCTATGCGTAAGGAGTTAAAAGATTACATCTGTGTAATGTATGGCCCCTCGCACTGGGAAGAGCTTTTACGTATTGAGGCTGATATAAGAAAGCAGAAGAAAGAACACGATCATAAACGAATAGAGATGCAGCGTAAGTTAATAGAGTGGGGAGCAGGCTTTGTGTTGTTCCTAGTTATTACGGGTAGTCTTGTTGGTTTTGTATATTTAAGGACTTTAAGATGACAAGAGCTTTAACAGAAAAACAACAGAAGTTCCTAGAGGTTCTCTTTGATGAGGCTAATGGGGATGTTGTTCAAGCAAAGAAGTTAGCTGGCTATGGGGAGAACAGTTCTACTTCTGTTATTGTAGAGTCTCTAAAAGATGAGATAGGTGAGAAGACACGTACTTGGTTTGCTCGTACTGCACCAAAGGCAGCTATGGCAATGACACAAGCATTATACGATCCTACTGAGTTAGGTATTCGTGACAAGATGGCTGCAGCGAAGGATTTGCTTGATCGCGCTGGGCTAGGCAAGGTAGACAAGGTTGATGTCACTTCAGGAGGAGGCGGTATATTTTATTTACCCCCCAAAGAAGGAAAGAACGAGTAGACCTTGCCACAAATTGACTATAAGAGAGACTTAGGTTTCTGGGAATTGCCCAAGCCTAAGAAAGGTAAAGAGAAAGAATGGCACCCTGTAGCTAAAGTATCTCAAACAATACCTTTTGGGTATGATGTAGACCCCGAAAATGATAAACTATTACTACCCATACCCCACGAATTAGAAGCCCTAGAGTTAGCAAAAAGACACCTAAATCAATATAGTTACAGAGAAGTCGCTATTTGGTTGACAAAGCATACAGATAGGTGTATATCTCATATGGGTTTAAAAAGGCGGGTTGAGATTGACAAAAGACGTAAAAAAGCAGCTATTATTAAACGCAGACTTGCCAAAAGGCTCCAAGAAACCCTCGCGGAAATCGAGAAGCTTGAAAAAGGCAGGGTCGGGGCGTACTCAGAAGAAGAATAGCAAGACAGAGACAGTCGCTACTCCCCTTGAAACTGTTGCTGCAGAGGCTAAGGCTCCTGAGTTTGATGTCGAGGCAGCACAGTCTGTAGTGTTCAAGCCAAACCCCGGCCCTCAGACAGAGTTTCTAAGCGCCTCTGAGCGTGAAGTTTTGTATGGTGGTAGTGCTGGGGGTGGTAAGAGCTATGCGATGCTTGCTGACCCACTACACGGTTTAAACGATCCTAACTTTAGTGGGTTGTTAGTACGACATACTACAGAAGAACTAAGGGAACTTATACAGAAATCTCAGGAGTTATACCCTCGTGCTATTCCCGGCATTAAGTGGTCTGAACGTAAGTCTCAGTGGACATCACCTAGAGGTGGTAGACTCTGGATGTCATATCTGGATAAGGATATGGACGTTACGAGGTATCAGGGTCAGGCGTTTAACTGGATTGGGTTCGATGAACTTACTCAATGGCCTTCACCTTTCGCTTGGGATTATATGAGGAGTCGCTTGAGATCTGCAAGTTCGATGGAACTAGGTCTTTATATGAGAGCGACTACTAACCCCGGTGGTAGCGGTCACTCTTGGGTTAAAAAGATGTTTATTGACCCAGCGCCTTACAATAAACCTTTCTGGGCTACTAATATTGAGACAGGCGAAGAGATTAAATATCCAGCGGGTCACTCCAAGGCTGGACAGTCTTTGTTTAAGCGTAGGTTCATACCTGCTAGTCTGTTTGATAACCCTTACTTAGCAGAGAGTGGTGACTACGAGGCAATGCTTCTGTCGCTACCAGAGCATCAACGTAAGCAATTACTAGAAGGAAACTGGGATGTTAACGAAGGTGCAGCCTTTCCTGAGTGGAACAGAGCCATACACATCGTTGAGCCTTTTAAA